TTATTATCCGCATCAATACGCGCTGACCGCGCCTCTTGCGCAACCTTAGCAGCATTAGCACTATTCAAAGCCGCCTGGCTGTCCAACTGCGATTTCTGCGCATCCAACAACTCACGCTGGCGCTGGTTCTCTTGATAAGCCGAATACGCCTGGGTCATAGACCCCGAACTAGAACCAATACCGCTCGAAGCTCCAGCTCCTCCACCTTGACTATAAGCAAGCATCGGGTTCAACCCCGCCGCTTGCATGTCCTTAACAGTAGTCTGATAACGCGTAGCAAACTGCTGGGCGTTAAAAGCCTGCTGATCTTCCTGGCGACGATTGGCAAACAGGTTGTCGAGCAACCCGCTGCCAATGCTGCCCAAAGCAGAAAAAAAATCTGCCATGATCAGAAATGGTCAATCAGACCAGGCACAGAATACAACGGCATCGGACGCGCTGCCTTAATATCAAAGAAGCTATCAAAAATGAACTGCTTCCCATTAGCAGACGCACCAACCGCCACCACTCGATCAATAGGTGGCGAATCCTGAATAAACGTCGAATTCAAACTCGGCAACGAAGTAAACCGTTGCGCCAAATGCCACGCATCCAAAGTCCCGGTCGTAGTCGACCGGAAATAACCAGTAATCTGAGCCGGATGATACCGATACTCCGCCCAACGCTCCTGATAACCAAACACATTGTCATCCGCAGAAGTGCCCTGCGAATAAATCTCCTTGTTCAAAACCGCTTGTTCGCCCAAATGAGCGAACACCGGAAAATAAAAGTCATATCGAGTCTTTCGACTCCACATCTTCCGCAAACCCTGCTGATAACTCAAATCAGCACGTACGGAAACCATACCAATAATCAAACCATGCTCTGTAAAACTCTGAGTAAATCCGTGACCGCTCGCAAGAGCGGTTCCAACACCCGCGAGATTAGCGAGCGGAGTACCAGAGCCCGTAGCAGACGTCTGGGCAACAGGATTGATGATAATAGGAGTACTACCACCGCCCAAATACTCAGGACGCTGTAAACGAGCGTCCGGAGAGATAACGCCAAAATGAGAACGGATAATTTCAGTATAACGCGTACCACCTCGAGCATCCCTCTCAAGCAATCGCTGAATCTGGAACGATTCACGGATCTGATTAATAGTCGCAGCAGTCGCAGCACTCAAATCCGCATACAAACCACTTTGCGCAGCCGTACCCCCTCCGGCAACAATCTGACTCTTCGTCAAAACACCAACTTGGTAATTACCACCGGACGTGTTGTAAGCACCTGCATTCGACCCAGGAGGGTCGCCCCACAAACCGTACTGCGACCGGGTAATATTACCCGTACCAGTAACCGAAGCCGTCGAACCAATCCACGTCCCATCAGTAACAGGCAAACTGTAACCAGTACCATAAACTGGAGCACTATTGCCCAATGGCAACGTGACTGCAGTCCCCTTTTGAGGCCAGGGCAACGCGGACGTGAAATAATCATGCCGCTTACCACGCTTTAAAAGCGTGTAATCCGAATACAAATCAGGGCCATCGCCCTTATTCACAGTAACCGAATTCTGAAGGTTTTCATCCCGAAACCATTCATTCCAAATCAAATTATAAGCGCGCAAATGCAACGCGCCATGAGTAACGGTATTGGAACCAGTAATCTGGCCTGCCGTCGGCAGTCCCATATAATCCTGAAGACTATTAGCCGTATAACCGCCAGCTGGCGAAGTGGTCTGAGGAATCAAATAAGCAGTAGAGTCACCAGGGTTCGCCTGCTCACCCATAAACTTCTGCCAATTGTTCCAAACCAGACGATTAGGAACAAAGAAAAAGAACGAATCCAAATGCAAATTGTCCATCACCGGATACAACGGAGTGGACAGACGGGCAAAGGCCGTCATCTTCAAATTAAACGTATCCCCAGGGAGAACCTCATCCACATACACGGGGATCAAATAACCGCCGTCAAACGTAGTCTTATGGGCGGTCTGAATCTGAAACTTACTGCGCGGAATGTCCGCGCGCGGAATCATCGCAAACTGGTGCGTGCTTACCGACTTGTTCTTGTGCATCGTGGCCATGTAGCAGGGCTCCCTCTAGTTGACACCATGAAAGCCCTGCTTTCATGGCGCCTTATGTTGAAACACACTGATCCGCTTGAATCAGCAACACCGGCACATCAACACTAGTCAACGCACCAATCGAATCATCATACGACCCAATCTCATAAAGTGCAAAATCTTTCGGATGTTTATTAAACGCATTGTTCTCGTCAACCCTGTTGACTTCATCCGAAAAAGAGCGTATGGCAGCCGCCTTACTTGGAACAAAAAAAGGACGCCCGAACGCATCTGCAGCTGCATCACGCACTGCAACAACCAACTGAATCATCTCAAATCCTTTCAAAAGGTCTTACCAAACGAGAGGCCTTAGACGCAAGAACCTCTTCCTTCACCGCCAACCTATCTGGCGTATGCTCCTCGGCCCGAGCAAGCGCACGGAGAATCCGCGCTTGTTGAATAGCCTCGAACTCATATGGCTCTATCGCGTCATACTTCAAGTCATAAAACTTCGGGGGCTTCA